CAACCAAATATTAATTTCTCAGAACAAGCGACGACTACGCTTATAGAAAACCTGACATATATTACTCCTTCAGGGTTTAGGCTAGTCATTGATTCTCAAAAATATCCAAATGCTCAGTATACTGTTCAAACAATTGCATTACCAGATATGAGCGTCTCAGCTGCTATACTTAATACCCCAATGAGAAATATTGGAATGGCTCCTGATAAAGTTGAATATAATCCATTTGATTTAACGTTTCTTGTCGATGAAGAAATGAATAACTACAAAGAAATTCATGATTGGATACTTGGCTTGGTTACTGAAGATGACTACGGCAATAGAAAAGAACGTGATATTATTCTTCAAGTATTAAATAGCCATAATAACGTATGCAATGAAATACAATTTGTGGATGCTTATCCAATCAATTTAAGCTCTCTGCCCTTTGATGCCACTACAACGGATGTAGAATATCTTACAGCTAGCGTCACATTTCAGTACTCTTACTTTAAGTTTAAACCTAAGCCTAGCTCCGGATATTAGTATAAATAATATTGATAATATGATAAGGTGATTATAATGATGAATATTGAAAAAATCTTAGAAATGTGGAAAGAAGATTCAAAGATCGATGAACTTCGTTTAGATCAGGCATCTATAGATTCTGCTAAATTGCATGCTAAGTACTTAGAACTCTTAACAACAACCAAGCTTCAATTGAAGCGTAAAGATATGGAATTCAAAGTCCTTCTTAAGAAGAAGTGGCTTTGGTATAATGGTAAACTCACTAAAGATCAGATTGATGAACTTGGGTGGGAGTATGATGCATTAAATGGGCTTAAGGTTCTTAAAGGCGAAATGGATTATTATTATAATTCTGATCCCCACATTCAAGAAGCAGAAGCACGTATTGAATACATTAAGACTATCAAGGAAACCCTTGAAGAAATCATTAACAACATTCGATGGAGACATTCTAGTATCAAAAACGCTATTGATTGGCGGCGATTTGAATCAGGTGCATAATGTCTGAGACTATTAGCGTGAAGAAAAAGAATCACGCATTTCTTACAATAACAACAGATCCAGGTATTATGAATGAAATATCTGACTTCTTTACATTTTTTGTGCCTGGCTATAAGTTTATGCCGGCATATAAAAACAAAATGTGGGATGGCAAGATACGTTTATTCGATATACGTGTAGGTGAATTACCTGGCGGTTTGTTTGCATATCTACAAGAATTTGCCAGTACTCCAGGCAGAGATTATCATATTGAAATTGAGCATGATGGTTATTATGGTGTGCCAAGTACTGACTCAGTTGTTGATATGTCATGGATAGATGATTTAACATTATCATCTAATGGTAAAGCAATTGAGCCACGTGATTATCAACTAGAAGCTGTACATCATGCATTATCTAAAAAACGCGCGCTATTAATATCTCCTACTGCATCTGGTAAGTCTCTTATCATATATCTTATTATCAGATGGTTCTTAGAGAGATATGAAAACAAAGTATTAATTGTTGTGCCTACTACATCGTTAGTTAACCAGATGTATACTGACTTTGGTGACTACAGTCAATACGATGATACATTTGATCATGAATCTACTATACATAGAATATATTCTGGTAGACCTAAATTTGCAGAGAATGAACGTATTATTGTATCTACCTGGCAATCGATATATAAGCTTGGGCCAGATTGGTTTAGCCAATTTGGTGCAGTGATTGGTGATGAAGCACATAACTTTAAAGCTAAGTCACTTATATCAATATTGTCTAAAATGCGTGATGCTGAATACAGGTTTGGTACTACAGGAACATTAGATGGAACGCAAACACATAAACTTGTATTAGAAGGACACTTTGGTCCAGCACGTTATGTAACTACGACTAAAACACTAATGGATTCTGGTGCATTATCGGAATTAGAGATCTCTATGATTTTGCTTAAGTATCCAGATGAGATACGCAAAGTATGGGGTAAAAAGAAATATCAAGAGGAGATGGACTATATCGTTTCATATGAAAAACGTAATAGCTTTATCACTAACCTAGCTTTAGATCAAGATGGTAATACGTTAGTATTATTTCAGTATGTTGAAAAGCATGGCAAACCTCTATATGATATGATTAAGAAGAAAGCACATGCTCGCAGACAAATATTCTATGTGTCAGGTGAGACGGGTGCAGACGTACGGGAAGATATTAGAAAGATTACTGAAACTCAAAAGAATGCAATTATTGTAGCATCACTTGGAACATTCAGTACTGGTGTCAATATTAGAAACTTGCATAATGTTATCTTTGCAAGTCCTTCTAAATCGCAGATCAAAGTTTTACAATCGATCGGCCGTGGTTTAAGGAAGTCTGATAATGGCCAAGCGACTAAACTATATGATCTTGCAGATGATCTACATTGGAAATCTCGTAAGAACTATACCCTTCTTCATGCGGCAGAACGCATGAAGATCTACGGCAAAGAAAAATTTAAATACAAGATATATGAGGTAGATATATAATGCAGGAAGAAGAATTAACATTAAACGATATTGACATTCGACATTTCAAGCTGATGAATGGCGATGAGATTGTTGGATTAGTAAGAGGTCATGACGAGATACAAGTCTTTATTGAGTTTCCCTTGTTACTAAATATTATGTCACTATCTCCTGACAAAGAGCAGTACTACTATACAGAGTGGATGCCAATGGCAGGTGATCAGCTGATTAAAGTACATTTTGGATCTATTGTTGCTCAGTCAAAATGTGTTGATTCATTCAAAGAACAATATATTCGCACCGCGTTACGTCTTAAAGAATCACCGACCCAAGTATTTGATTCTAGTGAAATGGATGAAGACTTTGAAGATGAAGTGTTTGACAGTATTATGAATGCAGGAAGAAAGACTATCCATTAGGGTATACTCCTCTCCCTCAACAGCACTCTTTAATTATACCACAGTTTGCAACTTTTGTACACAGTTAATTTGCAAAAAACTAAAAATAATTTAATAAAATAACTGTGTACATTTCCTTAGAATTATGCTATAATAAGCTTAATAATATACACTAGGAGTATATAATGACAAAAATTAAACCAAAGAACAAACCTCATTATGTCAACAATAGGGAATTCTCCTATTCAGTGGTTGACTATGTAAAGAAAGTTAATGCTGCACAGGACTCAGGAGAGCCTCTCCCTATTGTTCCTGACTATATTGCAGAATGCTTTCTTAAGATCTCAGAAGGTCTTTCACACAAATCTAACTTTATTCGTTATACCTATCGTGAAGAAATGGTAATGGATGCAGTTGAGAATTGTCTAAAAGCAATAACAAATTATAATATTGAAGCTGCCACTCGTACGGGTAATCCTAATGCGTTTGCATACTTCACTCAAATCTGCTACTATGCATTCCTAAGACGTATTGCCAAAGAGAAGAAGCAGCAAGATATCAAATTCAAATGGATTGAAAAAGCTGGTGTCGAAGACTTCTTATCATATGGTGAAGCTAATACTGGTGGTGCTCCTGGTGGAACTGAACGTGCATTTGTTGAAGAGCTGCGTGGAAGAATTGATAAGATTCGTGAAGTAGATAATTCAATCAAAGCTTTCGGTAAGGCTGAAAAAGCTGAAGAGAAAGAACGTAAGGCAAAGGGCCTCGAATTATTTATGGGAGGTTAGTATGCCGCGTATTACTGTATTTGGAAACGGATTTGTAGGTTCTGCTTATGCTGATTATTTTGAAGAAAATGGATATACTGTAACACGAGTTGATCCCTTACAGGGATTATATGCTACAGAAGAATGTTATAAACAAGCTTCTATAGTATGTGTACCAGCACCTACACTTAAAGACGGATCTATAGATTATAGTATCATAAACGATATCATTCAAAAGATAGAAATGCCAGTTATGGTAAAGAGTACTGTACTTCCTGACTATGCTGAGTGCTTAGATGCTAATGTAGTATATTCTCCAGAGTTTTTAACCGCTTCAAATGCAGCAGAAGATATTAGAAATAATAAGGATGTTGTTATAGGAGGAGAGGATACACTATTCTGGTCAACAGTATTCAAATCTTTAAATAAGACAGTACATACAACTGATGCAAAAACAGCATCGTTTATGAAATATGCTGTTAACACATTCCTTGCCACTAAGGTTGTATTTATGAATCAGCTGTTAGATCAATATGATGGCGATTGGAATGAACTAAAATCATTACTTAAATTAGATCGAAGACTAGGTACTTCTCACTTTGATGTTCCTGGTCCTGATGGAGATGTAGGGTATGGAGGACATTGTTTTCCTAAAGATGTAAGAGCCTTATTGAGTTTAGCATTAGAATTAGATTCGGATATCAATCCAATTATGTTACGAGCAACAAATGAAAAGAATAATAAAATACGTACTAATAAAGATTGGTTA